ATGAAACAGTCACAGGAGGAAAAACGAAAAAGCCTGTTCTGCTTTTACACCGCGAGAGGGTATTCTCCGGAGGACGCCGCAAAGACTGCGGGCTATCCGCCGACGGAATGCGGCGAACAGGCCGCACTTCTGCTGGAACAGGCACAGATCAGGCGCCGGTGCAAAAAGCTGTCGCGGGAGCTGAAATGGTGTTCGCCGGAGGCTCTGGCAAGAGCAGGGCTGGAGCGTCTCGCGCTGGCAGGGGCTGACGGGACCGCCGAACTTCTGCGGGACGACGGCGAACTGAACAGCGGGGCCGATTTCTTCAATGTATCGGAGATCAGGCGGCCGAAAGGCGGAGGTTTGGAAATCCGGTTTTTCGACCGGCTCAAGGCGCTTTCGCTGCTGGCGGAACTCGGCGGCGACAGTTCCGACAACGCGGGTTCACTGCTGGACGCGCTCAGCCGAAGCGCGCGCAAACTGGAGGATGGGGACGAAGATGGCGCAGCAGTTTAAGCGCTTTTCCCCCAAGCAGATGACTGCGCTCAGCTGGTGGTGCCCGGAAAGCAGGTTCCGGGATCGGGACGCGATTATCTGCGACGGCGCGGTGCGCAGCGGGAAGACGCTCTGCCTGTCCATCGGGTTTGCCGTCTGGGCGATGACGGCCTTTCACGAGCAGAGCTTCGCTCTGTGCGGAAAGACGGTGACCTCCCTGCGGCGCAATCTGGTTCTGCCGCTTCTGGGTCATCTGCGCGCCTTGGGGTTTTGCTGTGAGGAGCGGCTGAGCCGGGGATACCTTGATATTTCCTCAGGGCGCAGGCGCAACCGGTTTTATCTGTTCGGCGGACGGGACGAGGGCAGCGCCGCCCTGATTCAGGGAGTCACGCTTGCCGGGGTGCTGCTGGACGAAGCGGCATTAATGCCGCGCTCCTTCGTGGAACAGGCGCTTGCGCGGTGTTCCGTCGAGGGCGCAAAGTTCTGGTTCAACTGCAATCCCGAGCACCCCTGCCACTGGTTCTACACCGAATGGATTCAAAAAGCCGGGCAAAAAAACGCGCTCTACCTGCATTTTACCATGCGGGACAACCCTTCCCTTTCCCAAAAGGTGCTCAGGCGCTATGAAAGCCTCTATTCCGGCAGCTTTTACGAACGGTTTGTTCTGGGCAAATGGGTGGCGGCGCAGGGGCTGGTTTATCCGATGTTCAGCGAGCAGACCCATGTGGACAGGCAGATTCCGGAATGCGGGAGGTTTTTCATCTCCTGCGACTACGGGACCGTCAACCCGATGTCGATGGGTCTCTGGGGGGAGAAGGACGGGATCTGGTACCGGATCGCGGAATACTACTATTCATCTAAAGCCGCGGGCGCGCTCAAAACCGACGAGGAATACCATGAAGAGCTGCGGCGGCTGGCAGGCGGCAGGAAAATCGAGGCGGTCATCGTCGATCCGTCAGCGGCGAGCTTTCTGGAGTGCATCCGCAGGCACGGGGATTTTCATGCGATACCGGCCGATAACGATGTCGCCAACGGCATTCGGACTGTCAGCACTTTGCTTGGGCAGGGGCGGCTCAGGTTTGGGGCCGGCTGCCGGGACTGCATCCGGGAATTCGGGCTGTACCGCTGGGACGAACGGGCGGGGCGCGACTGCCCGGTTAAGGAAAACGACCACGCGATGGACGATGTGCGCTATTTCGTTATGACGGCGCTGATGCATGAAAACAGCGGGTTTTTCGCGGCCAGCGTGGGACGTGAAACAGAAGGAGGGAAATGGTGAAATTCTCTGATTTATGGACCCGGGGCAAAAACGCGGCCAGCGTGCAGACGGCACGGCAGCCGGTTTTCGGCTGGGATGCCGCGGTTCCGCTCTACGCGCGGGACTGTGCGGTTTACGACGGGCTGCGCCGGTCGATTCCCGTTATCGACGCGGCCATTGACAAGATTGGAAGGCTCGTGGGCGGGTGCGCCCCCGTCTGCCCGGATATAGCGGCGCAGGCAGAACTGGAACGGTTTTTCTGCGAAGTAGCGGTGGGGGCTTCCTCGCAGGGGATGGAGAGCTTTCTGTGCTGCTATCTCGACAGCCTGCTGACCTACGGCAGCGCGGTAGGGGAAATTGTTCTGACGCGGGACGGGCGGTCAATCGCGGGGCTTTACAACGCGCCGCTGCGCAGTATTGTTTTTCGGCATACGGACGACCCATTCGGCGTACAGATCTGCACGCTGAAAAACGGCCTGACGCCGGTTCCTGCGGTTTGGCCGGAGCTGATCCTGTTTTCGGCGCTCAACCCGAGGCCGGGCGAAATTGCGGGGTGTTCCCTGCTGGACAGCCTGCCGTTTGTCTGCGAGGTGCTGGAAAAGATCTACGCGTCTATCGGGCAGAATTTTGAGCGGATTGCCAACCTGCGCTTTGCGGTGACCTATAAGCCAGGCTCCAGCCCGGTTGACCGCGCCTGCGCGAAGGAGATCGCCGCTTCGATGGCAAAGGAATGGGCGGACGCGATGAGCGCCGCAAAATCCGGCGTCATCAAGGATTTTGTCGCGGTGGGCGATGTAGACATTAAGGTCATCGGCGCGGATAACCAGATGATCGACACAGAGGTGCCGGTGCGGCAGATGCTCGAACAGATTGTGGCGAAACTGGGCATTCCGCCGTTCCTGCTGGGGCTGAATTGGTCGACCACCGAGCGGATGAGCACCCAGCTTGCGGATATCCTGACCTCCGAGCTGGAGAGCTACCGCAGGCTGCTGACACCGGTGCTGATTCGGATCTGTACGGCGTTCCTGCGGCTGCGCGGCTATACCTGCGGCGTGGAGATCGCATGGGACAGCATCAACCTACAGGACGAGCTGGAACTGGCAAACGCGCGGCTCACCGCGCTCGAAGCCGACAAGCTGGAACAAGAACTCGGAAAGGGGAACAAGGCATGAAACAGGTGGTGATTCTGAAATCGGCGGAAAGCGCTCCCGCCACGGCGGAACAGCTGGAGAAGATCAACCGGTATACACGCAGGGATTTAAATGCAGACGAGGTCTATGTTTTTTCGCTGGTGCTCTGCGACAACGAGGTCGACCGCGATTACGAGCGGTTCCCGACCGAATCGCTGCAAAAGCTGGCGGAACTGTATCTCGGCAAAACCGGTATCTTTGACCATAACCCCAGGGGGGAGAACCAGACGGCGCGCATCTTTGAGACGGCACTTGAACGGGACGAAACCCGCACAACACAAACCGGCGAACCTTACTGCGCCCTGCGGGCGTGGGCGTACATGGTGCGCTGCAAAAAAAATGCCGACCTGATTCTGGAAATCGACGCAGGCATCAAAAAGGAAGTCAGCGTCGGCTGCGCGGTGGAACGGACGGAATGCTCGGTCTGCGGCGCGGATACGCGCGGGAATCCCTGCGCGCATGAAGCGGGCAAAAAGTACGGTGGTGAGCTCTGTTACCGTTCCTTAATCAATCCAACCGACGCCTACGAGTGGTCGTTTGTGGCGGTACCCGCCCAGAAGCAGGCGGGAGTGACAAAAGGTGTGATTTCCCCGGACGGCGAACTGCTCAAGTCGTTGGAACAGGGCGGTGTTACGCTCAGCAAGGCGCAGGCAGACGAGCTTGCAAAGCAGTTCCGGGAACTGAACGTGCTGGCGGAGGAAGGGCGCAGACGGGTGCGAGAGCTGCGGCGCGGCTTTGTTGCGGCCGGGGCGTTTGCCCTGCCCGGTGTGGACGCGGAAGTTCTGGGGCAGGTCGCGGAAAAACTGGACGTGGGGCAGCTCGAAGCGCTTTGCAAGGGAATGCGGGAAAAACTGCCGCCCATTTTGCAGCTGGGCGGCGAAGCGGATTCGGAAAAACCCGACAACGGCGCATTCCTGATCTAAAGCAATAGAATGAATAAATTTAACGGAGGTTTTTCAATGAATTATCAGAACATCAGGCTGGACAAATCCATGTATAAGGGCGGCGTACCGTTTTCCGCGCAGCTGGAAAAGCTCGACCCGTCCCAGAACTATGCCGGGACCGAGTTGGCGGGGCTGGACGCGTTTCAGCGCCAGCTCAAGCGGTTTGATATCAGGGTAAGCGGGGCCGCGAGCGATTCCATCTCCAAATTTTTCAGCACAGGCGATTCGGCCGCGCTGTTCCCGGAGTATGTGCAGCGCGCTGTGATGCAGGGGGCAGACGAAAGCGCCGTGATCAACAGTGTGATCGCGTCCAAGACGATCATCAACTCACTGGATTACCGCACGATCGCCACCGATACGGGGCACGATGTGGAAGCGGCGGTTGTCGCGGAGGGTGCCGTAATTCCCCAGACGGTTATCAAGCTGAAGGACAACCTTGTCCGGCTGACGAAGCGCGGACGCATGCTGGTGGCCTCGTATGAAGCGATCAAGTTCCAGCGCATCGACCTGTTCACGGTCACCCTCAAACAGATCGGTGCTTACATCACAAGGGCACAGCTGAAAGACGCTGTCGATGTCCTGATCAACGGGGACAGCCCGAACGACGCAAACGGCAATAAAGCGGAGGTGCTTGCCACCCAGAATACCGGAACGCTGACCTATGACGATCTGCTGAACCTGTGGTCCAAATTTGAGGATTTTCGCATGAATACGATGATCGTATCGCCCGATATGATGCAGAAGCTGCTGACCCTCAGCGAACTGTGCGACCCGATGGCGGGGCTCAATTTTTCCGGCAGCGGTATGATCGGCACCCCGTTCGGCGCAAGCGTAATCAAATCCACCGCTGTTCCGGAGGGGACAATTGTCGCGCTGGATAAGAATTTCGCGCTGGAAATGGTAACCGCAGGAGATATTACCGTGGATTATGACAAGCTGATCGATTCCCAGCTGGAACGCGCGGCGGTGACTTCGACTTCCGGATTCGCGAAAATTTTCCCGGAGGCCACAAAAGTGCTGCGTCTCAAAACTGCTTAAAACGGAGGGCGTCTGATGGAACTTGAACAGGTATATCAGCAGTTTGCGCGGTTTGCGGGGCTGGATGCGGAAGCAGGGCGTGTATGGCTTCCGCTTTGTGAGGCGGCAGTTGCAAAACTGCGCGGGATGCTCGCTTCCGGCGCGGAGGAAAACGACGCAAGGCTGGTTCTCGCGGTGGCGGGCGAAGCGTACTATCAGTACGCCCTTGCCCGCGGCACCGACGCCCAAAGCGTCAAAATCGGTGAAATTTCGGTTTCGTCGCAGAGCGGGACGGGCGCGCAGTCCGTCCGCGCCCTGCGGGACGAGCTTTTAGCGGGTGCGTCGTCTCTGCTGGAGCCTGCGGACGGGTTAAGGCAGGTGCTGTAATGGAAATTCAGGCGGATATCCGGAATGCTTTACAGGCACTTGGCGGGGAAGTCAGCCTCGAAAAAGACGGCGCGGTCTATCTCTTTTCCGCCTGCATTCAGCCGGACGCATACCAGACACAGGAGGGCAGCCGCTCTCCGCAGACCCGGTTCGGAAAAGCGGACCCCCGGCAGTATCTGTATTACGGCCCGCTGGAAAACGGCGGCGAACTGGTGGAGGACGGAACGCTGCTCAGGCAGGGAGAAACGGTCTATCTGGTGCAGATCTGCCACGATTTCTTCTGGCAGGGGGAAGCGGTTTACAGGCGGGCTGTGCTGAAAAGGCAGGAGGACTGACATGGAACAGCTGTTGAAAATCAGGCATGACGCGGCGGAGTATCTGAGGGAAGCGCTTTCGGACATGGATGTAGCGGTTACCGAGGACTACCCGGAGCATGAAAGATTCGTGAAAAAAGAATGTATAGCCGTCGGCCTGGACACGGCGGAGCTCTGTGGCAGCCAGGTGCGCCTGACACTGCGGTTTGACCTGCTGGGGCAGGACGGTGCGGACTGCCGCCGGTTATTTGACCGGCTGTGTGAAGTTCTGCTTTATCGGAAGAACGGGATGGGGGTCAGCAAAATTGCCTGCGGGGAACTGCGGGCGGATGAAACCCTGTCCGGCACGGTGCTGACGGCGAAAGCGGAGCTGGCCGGCATTTTGGAGGAAGCTGAGGAGGAAGACGGAGAGCCGATCAGCGGTGTGATGATCAAAAGTGAGGAAGTGGAAACAGCATGACAGAACTGCCAAAAACATTGCGCCCCGGGGTATTCATCTCCGCCGACATAGCGCCCGCCTGCTGCGGAACAACGCGTGCAGGGGCGGCGGTCGTGGCGCAGGCCGAATCCGGCGAGGCAGGTAAAGCCATCAGGCTGGAGACTGCCGCCGACGCGCGGCAGTTCGGCGCGGACAGCGCGCTTTGCAGAATGGCGTCCATTCTGCTGGAGGCCGGTGTTTCGCCCGTCTGGGCGGTGCCCGCCGGCGCGGATTATGAGGCGGCCTACGCCGCGTGCGAAGCGATGGAGGATATTCTAACAGTGACGGGGGACGGCGGCGCGCAGGCGCTTTGCGCCCATGTGGAACGCTGCCGCGAAAACGGGAAGGAACGGGTGGGAATTCTGCCCGCGTCTCCCGTGGAGGCGGCGTGCGCCGCCGCAAAAGAGGCCAACAGCCCTTATATGGTTTTCGTCTGCGACGGCGGAACAAAAACGGAGATGACTGCGGCGGCGTTTGCGTCAGCGGTCATGGCAGCTCCCGCGGGGGAAAACCTCAACGGGACAACACTGCCGCCTACGGAGTTTGACGGCGCGCTTTCCGACGGCCAGATAGAAGCGCTGCTTGGGTCGGGCGTAACGCCGGTGGAAAGGATGGATGCAAAAGCGTCGGTTGTGCGGGCGGTCACGAGCTGCACTTCCATACTGGGCAGACAGACGCGCGCGTTTTCCAGCCTTTCCGCGATACTTGCGGCGGACGATGTGGTGCGGACAATCCGGCAGGCGATACGGCTTCGCCTGAAAGGTATGAAAAACACGGCGGTCACGCGGGAAAGCGTTGCTTCGCAGATCGTGGTGGAGCTGGAAAACAAACGGGCGCAGGGCGTGATCGACAGTTATCTGCCGCCGGTGGTGAAGCCCCATCCGGAAGACCCGTCTGTCTGCGTCGTTACGCTGCGGTTTCGCGCCGCGCCGGAAATCAGCCAGATTGTCATATCGGCGCAGATTTTGCTCTGAGGCGGCAGAAATTTGAAAGGACAGAAGGTGTTTGGATTGATCACTTTTCCCACGAGCAGGGATATTTACATCGAGGTTGACGGCAGGCGTCTGGCGGCCGCGCAGAGCTACAAAGCCAAAAGCACGCAGGACAGCCGTTCGGTGGAGGCGTTCGGTTCCTCCGAGCCGGTCGGTACGGTGGGCGGTAAAGTCCGCCATCTGCTGGAACTGACCCGTGTGCGCCTGCTGGACCCGGCGGGGCAGGATTTCTATGGGCTGGATGATTTTAACGTGGTGATCGTCAAGCCCGACCGCAAAATCATCTATTCCGGCTGCCGGTGGCTCTCGATTGACGAAACGGTGAACCTGGGTGACCCGGTTTACGAAACGCTGTCGCTGGTGGCATGCCGCAGGCTGGAGGTAGGCCTGTGAGCGCGCAGAAGCTGCCGGAAAACCGGTTTCGCGTGCGGTATCTGGGACGTGAGTTTTGCTTTTGCAGGCAGAGCGCGCTGGAACAGATTGAGCAGCGGGGGCTGGCCGCCCGCCTGACCCCGCTGCTGCTGGCGGGCGGTGTTGAGGCCGCGCAGGCGCAGGCACTGGCCTGCAACTGCACGCTGCTCTGGCAGGTGCTGGAGGGCGGGGAAGCCGGAAATGTACCGGAAGACATTCTGCGCCGGTTCACACTGGGGCAGATCGCGGACCTTTGCGCGCTTTATTTTGAGCAGGGCGATTTTACCGAATCCGGGGTCAGCGAGCGTTATGATGCGGATGAAATCCGGGGAGGCGAACAGGATGGTTAACCTTTCAGCCGAACTGGCGCGGAACCTGGAAGTCTACAACCGGTATTACCAATCGCGCGCGGCGGTGGACTCTCCGGACAAGGTGGATGTCCCCATGGTGGGCGACTCTTATATGGACACCGAAAAGCCGGTGGGAACAGACAGCGCGCGGGAAACGGAGCAGGCAGAGCCATCCGTTTTCGGGAATGACGATGAGGTTACGGAAGTTACCTACCGTTCCCCCATTCCGGGTGACCTCGATTTTCTGGGGCTGATCAATGACCGGCTCAAGACGCAGTCCCGCCGGTATCCGCACCCGATTACCAATGAAATGGAGGAGGTGGGCTGATGGCTTTCAATCTTCAGTTTGGGAATTATGTGTTCGCACACAATCCCCGCAAAATCGAACTGGTATGCGCACAGAAGCTTGCGGCTTACCTCCTGCCTTTTTACGGCACGGTTACTCAGAACCTTGGAGCTGGCTGCCGGAGCGTACGCTGTGAGGGCGAGGTATTTGCCGCCGACGCGCGCGAAGCGGCTGAGGAAGCGGCCGCAATCGGAGCGCTGCGCGGCAGGGAGGAACTGCTCTACCTGCCGACGGGAGAACGCTTTTGCGCGGTGGTTTCCCGGTTTTCCTGCACGGCGCAGGGGGATGGCAGGGTGCTCTCCTACCGGATAGACTTTTGCGAAACGGACAGCGCGGGGGAGGCGGAGGAATGAGCATAGTACCGGAAAACCTCACCTTTTATGGTCTGGACCGGGATCTGATGCGTGTGAACCTGCCGCGCCCGCTGGAATTTGAGCTGGTGAAGTCGTTTGATTCGCCCGCACACTCATTTGAGGGGGATTTTCCCTGCGGAACGGCGTATCCCGAATTCATGTATGTGGAATTCTGGGACGGACAAACGCGGCTGTTCCGGGGGCTTGTCGATGAACAGACGGTAACGGAGAACGACGGTGGTCGGCGGTTCAGGCTGATTGCGCGCAGCAGGGGTTCTCTTCTGCTGGATAACGAGGCCCGACCGCAGACCTATCAGAATGTGGATTTGCAGGACATTTTTGAAAACCACATCCGCCCTTACGGGTTTTCGGAACTGAATGCACAAACCCTGCCGTTGTTCAATGTTTTCCCTGTTCTGAAAGGAACAAGCGAGTGGGAAGTATTTTATAATTTCTTTCGCAACAGCGGCCACGGGGTTGCCTATATCAACGACGAAAACAAAGTGATCTGCTGTGAACACCCCGATACCGGCGTGATACACAGTATTTCCAACCGGGATCCCGCCGCAATGCGTTACAGCAGCCTGAAAATCGTGAACAACCGGTATTCGCCGGTAACGGAGTATATCATCCGTGACCAGGACGGCGCGTACAGCTATTCCTATCAGAACCCCGATCAGACAACGGGGCTGACCCGCAGACGGTATCTGATCCCGTCAGGGGAGTTTATGGACGCATCTTATGCCGGATGGTTTGAGGCGTTCCTGCGGATCAAACGCTCGATGCTGGGCAAACAGGTGATTACCGCGACGGTTCCGGGCTATCAGGCGGCCTCCCTTTGTGACAGGGTCAATCTGGATGCGGGCCTTTGCCGGTATGACGGGCTGTTTGTCCATCAGCTTCGCTGGAAGCTGTCCGCCGGAGGCGTTTCCACCACGTTTACCCTGATCGACCCGCAGTATATTTGATGCAGAAAGGATGAGACAACGATGGATGTTCTTCTTGAGAACGGCGATATCGTTCTAGATCACCGGGGCATGCCGGTGCAGGTAAAAGGAAAACGCGAACTGGCGCAGCGTGCCGTCATCCGGCTTGCGGTCAAACGCGGCTCCCTGCCCGATCATCCGGAATTCGGCAGCAGGCTGCACCGGCTGGGACAGACAGGCTCCCGGGAGCGGTTGGACCAGGCGGCGCTTGCGGCGGTACGCGAAGCGCTCGCGCCCATCAGGGAACTGAAAGTGCTCTCCGTGGGCTGCCATTACGACGGGGAAAACAGCCGCCTTTCCGTCCGGGTACGCGCGGCGGCGGAGGAAGGCCCCATTTCATTGGAGGTGACCCTATGACGGAAGCCGATTTTTATCAGGCGATGGAGGCAAAATACCGGGAACTGACAGGGGTCACACCCGATGCGGCTTCCGATACCGCGATCCGGTTTCACACGCTGGCGGCGGAACTGGAGCGCTTTTCCGAAAGGCTTGAGGAGGCGGAAAAACAAAGTTCCCCCCGCACAGCTGTGGGCGAAGCGCTGGAACTGCATGCCGAGAGCAGGGGTATCTTTCGAAAGCCCGCCTCTTACGCGACAGGTACAATTGTATTTTCCCGTGCGGGTGCAAAGGGCGCGGCAATTATCCCGGAAGGGACCGTCTGCGCGGCAGCGGATGGCACGGACTATGTCACCGCCGGGCCGGCGGAGTTCGGGGAAGAGGATATACAGGTTTCGGCGGCGGCAAGGGCTGTCCGTGCCGGAGCCGCAGAGAATGCGGCTGCCGGCGCGATTGTCCGGGTCCGGCAGGTTTTGGGATTTTCTGCGGAAAACCCGGAGCCGTTCACAGGCGGGTGCGACGCTGAAAGCGACGAAGCCCTGCGTCGCAGGGTGCTGGACGCTTGCTCTGCACCGAACACCGGCATTAATCTTGCTTTTTACCGGCAGGCCGCCCAATCGGCGGACGGCGTGCAGTCCGCGTCCTGTGTTGCGGGTGCGGGTCCCGGCGAAGTGATCGTTTACCTTGCGGGGAATGGAAACGGGCCGGTGCCGGAGACCGTAAAAACAGCGGTACAGGAAAAACTGAACCGGATGCGGGAACCGTTTGCCAAAATCGTTGTGCAGGATGCGGCCATTCTTTCCACAGATAGTTCACTGGCGGTGGAAAAAACGCAAGGCTCAAAAGCGGCCGACGTATGTGAAGCGTTACAGGCTGCCGTGCAAAAGAAGCTTTCGGGGCTTGCGGCCGGTGAAAAGCTGACGCTGGCGGCGCTTACGAGGGTAATTGTGCAGAGCGGACTTGCGGAAAACTGGAAGATTCTTTCTCCCGCACAGGATGTGATCCCGGACGCCTCGCAGGTTGTGCGCGCCGGTACCGTGACGGTAACGGAATGGGGGGCTTAGGCATGGGACTGTTTCAGGCGACCGCGGCGACGGGGCTATATCGCCTGCGTGCCGGGGACGCGGTAGTAAACGAACTGCTTGCCCTGCAGGCGGGGCTTGACCTGATTACGCAAAGATTGCAGTCATTTGAGCGGTCATCGTTTCCCGGCCTTATGAGCAGGGCGCAGCTTGAGCAAGCGTTTGCGCTCTGTCAGCTGGAGGTGCCGGAAGAAACGTGGGACGAAACCCTGCGCCGCGCGCTGAAAGCACTCACGGCACCCTGCGGGTGCAGTCTGGAAAGTATAGAGGCGTTTTTGGGAAAATTAGGTGCGGACATCACATTGGAGGAGCAATCGGACACACGTCGCATCACTGTGAAAGGAGCCGTGGGCGGATTGCTGCGGGACAGCAAGGCCTTATGTGATCTGCTCGCGAAGCTGCTTCCCCCCGACGCTGTCATTGAGGAAGCGCTGGGGGTGCTGAGCTGGGAGATGTTCGACGGGTTTGACATCCCCTTCGGTGCGCTGGACGCACGGGATTTTACATGGACATGGCTGGAAACCAGCGGCCATCTGCTGGAAAACGAGACGGAAGGACGGGATGAAAATGGCCAGCAGTAACAGCACGGCGAACCTGCATCTCAACCAGTGGCTGGGATCGGACAAGCCGAAAATGGAGGATTTCAACAGCGACAACAGAAAACTGGATGAGGCTCTGGGAGCTCACCTTGCCGATGAGGAACGGCACATCCGGGCGGAGGAGCGGCTTTCCTGGAATGCGGGAATCCCTGTCGTGGGCACCTACACCGGCGACGGCCAGAGCTCCCAGCGGATAACGCTTGGATTTTTCCCGTCTTTCGGAATGGTGTTTGCCATAGACCAGGCGGTGGTTCGTGTGTCAGGCAGCAATGTGATTCTATTTACTGCCTTTCTGGGGCCAAACGGCGCATCGATCGGCGTTTCGGCGAACGACACCGGATTTGATGCCTATTATGCTCCCACGGCAATCGGCGGACGGATCACAAATATGAATGTTGCGGACGTCGTATACCAGTACATTCTGTTTCGCTAG